TTAAAGATCGGCAAAACAAAGGCGGACTACCAAGTTGGGTAAGCACAAAAAGGATAAGGCTATCACTCCACCCGTCGAGAGAACGAGCCTCATATCGCAACCTGACGATCCTTTTTCCGTCGAGGGGCCGGAATTACTCGATTTACCCGATAAAATGCTTCCGATCCTCTATCCCGATAACTTCAATAATAAGAATTACTTTCTTATAGACGGCGGCCGGGCGAGTGGCAAGACACAGAGTGTAGGGCGATTTCTTCTCTACTTGGGCGAACAAAAGACAATAAGGATATGTTGCGGCCGGGAAATACAGAAGTCGGTAGAAGAATCAGTTTACACAGTATTCGTTGACCTCATAAATAAATACAATCTGAATTGGGAAATACTCACCGCCAAACTTACCCACCGCGTTACCGGGACAACCATCCACTTCCGCGGCTTCCGGGAGCAAGGATCAACGAATATCAAAGGCTTAGAAGGTGTGAACATTCTATGGGTCGATGAGGCTCAGGCGATTACAAAGTCCACGCTCGATGTTATTATTCCTACCATAAGAAAAGAGAAGTCTAAGGTTTATTGGACGATGAATAGAAATGTTGAATCTGATCCAGTATTCTCTTACTTCGCTAATCGTAATGACTGTCTTCACATCAGCATTAACTACCTTGAGAATAAGCATTGCCCACAGAAGTCAATTAATGAGGCTGAGATATGTAAGACAAGAGACCTGAAAGATTACGAGCATATTTGGCTTGGAGAGCCGCGAGAGAAGTCAGCGGATTTCTTATTCGGTATGAGTATGCTTAGAGACTCGATCGGCTTAGATATGTCCCGCATTGGCGTATCACGATGTATCATAGGTGTTGATGTATCTCGTTATGGCGACTGCGAAACAGTCTTTACAGTATTAAAGTCTCACGGGCCTATTCAATGGGAACAGCATTACCAAGAAACGATGAAGCACGATCCCGGAAGTAAGGCAGGGGAGATAATCGTTGGTCGGGTCTTAGCTATGCAAAAGGAGTTCGGTGCTGAAGCTATTGTAATGGACGCCGATGGCGCAGGTAGTTACTTAACAGACTTTATGCCCGAGACTAAAGACTTTGAGGTATTCAGCTTTAACGCTGTTGAAGGCTGGAAAGACGACCCTGACTATGACAAGTATGGCGATCGTAGAACGGCGGCCTATAACAGGGTCAAAGAGTGGATAGAAAAAGGGTGGCTCAAGATACTTGCTGATCAAACTTTAATAGACCAACTCCTGACCATTAGATACCATTACACAAGAGACGGACAGCGTTCGATCCTTTATTCTAAAGACGATATGCGTAGAGAAGATATAGCGAGTCCTGACAGGGGAGATGCTTTGATGATGGCGTGCTGGTTCGCCGATCAACTGATGGGGCCTCGCTTCAGCGATAACGGTAACTATGCCCGGATGGACAGGGATGTAGAAATGATTGGCAAGGCACAATACGCAGGTATGGAATGAATATAATTTATCAATGCGAGAATTGCGGGCATACGGTTTACGAACTTACGATTAAGTGTATCGTATGCGGTTGCAAGCGATGGTTCCGAAAGGTCATCAATGATAAGTCGTAAAGAAGGGTTGACAGACATAAATCACCTGGCAGAGACGATGATTAAATATACATCGCTTAATACTGATAAGAATATTGCGTTGTCAATTATCGACAGATACCTTGAGCGTTGCGTTGAAGGATATTTAGACGGCAAGCTCGCAGGATATTTCCTTATATTCAACGTCGCTGGCAAGCGTTCATTCCACGGATATAAACTTGTGAATGGTTATTCGGTAGCGGCGTATAAGTTGTCTAAGGATTTCGTCAAGGATTACAAAGATATTAGTATAACGACCACTACCGACAAAACTCAAGTGCATAGATTGGCAAAGCTATTGAATGTTAAATTGGAGCGTGTATGAATAGACGCTGGCATTTTCCTATAAAGCCGTGGCAAGTGAAACTGATTGAGAGAGGTTGGAGAAGTGATCCGATAACGATTGGCATACTCACAGCTACCATAGGAACTCTTGCAGTAGCAGGTGGCGTGTATGAAGGAATAAATGCTATCGCTGGAGGTAACAAAGAAAAGAAAGCGCAAAGTGATCTACTTGGCGCGGCTCCCGCGGCTCCCGACCCTAATGCGGCAGCAACCCAGGCAGAAGCAACTCTTACACAGAACAGGCGAACGCTTCTCGCAAGCGGTGGCAACACTGATGTAACAGGCGGTGCGCCGATACTCACAGGCAATACTAAAAGTAACATCCTATTAGGCGGATAGGAATATGCCAAAGGCTTCGTTTCACATATCATTAAAATCGTCAGCTCCAAAGGTGCAGAGTGCAAGCTCAACGCCCGCGGTTTCACAAGCATATCAACACAACTCACAGGTTGCTAACAAGGCGGCTAACAGAGCCATATCTAAAGCGAGAGGCCATAAATGATTTCTAAAGACAGGGTTGAAGAAATACTCGGACAGAACAATTACTTACAAGGACTGCGAGGCAATCAAGATAGCCAGATGCAAGATTGCGCTGACTTCGTTTTGCCACGGCGTGCTTGGATTACATCTATCCGCTTAAACAACGAGCCGCTTAAATTCAATTTTCTTTATTCCGTCCGGGCTATTCGAGATGTGAAGAAAGCCGCCGCAGGCTTTCAGTCACAGCTTACAAACCCTTCAAGCAAATGGTTCGGCTTTCAGCCTTTAGACCATAAGCTCCGCGGTTCAGGTAGACTTCAAAAGTATTTTAAAGAGTGTGAAGACGTGCAAATGTCCATAATGGGGCAGTCGAACTTTTACAATATGGATATTGAGAACTATGTCGATCACCTTGTGTTTGGAACTGCCAACCTGATGACTGAAGAAGATGTAAAAAGCCACGTCCGATATACTGAGATACCTGTTGAACAATATAACTTTGTAGAGGACGAGAGGGGCCGTGTATGCGGTGTCTATCGTAACTCACGATACACGGCGAGTCAACTGACTAACTGGTTCGGCTCCTCTTGTTCCAAAGGTATCAAGGACGCTATGTCCGATAACAAACCTTTCCAAATCTTTGAGATACTTCACCATACTTACGAACGCACAGAAAGAGATGTCTCAAAACGTGATAAGTTTAACAAGCCGTGGGCAAGTGTTTGGATAGTCAAGAAAGAAGCCCACGTTCTTGAGGAAGGCGGGTTTGAAGAGAATCCTTACGCTGTATCACGTTTTTGGAAAGACACCAATAGTGAATGGGGCTTCTCGCCTACTATGGATGTGTTGGCTTCGATAAAGCTGGCTAACGCCCAGAAGCGGACGTTTATAAGAGCGGCGATGAAGAAGTCCGATCCGGCACTAATGATGCCCGACCGTGGATGGCTTGCCGCGCCAAATCTTAATCCGGGCTACATAAACTACTACAATAAGAAACATACCGGCCCTGATGACTTCCGGGCCATAGAGAACAAAGGTGATTCAAACTTAAACGTCGAAGCAATGGAAATGGAGAATACCGAAATAGACCAGGCGTATTACATACCGCTATTTGAATCATTGGCTAATGTAACTCACAAGATGTCTATCCCCGAAGTCCAAAGGCGCATAGCTGAGAATATGCAGTATGTCGGCCCAGTCATAGGCAGGCTCTTAGACGAGGGCAAGACACCGCCTCTTATGAGGACGTTTAATATATTAGAGCGTAAAGGGATATTCCCTCCAAGACCTAAAGAACTTCAGGGGCAGAAGTATGATATTATTTATCTTTCGCCTCTTGCCAAAGCACAGCGTCAGTCAGAAATGAACGGCATACAGGCGTGGCTTGGGTTAATAGGTGAACTGGCGAATTTTAAACCTGAAGCCCTTGATGTGGTGAACACCGATAAGGTTATTGAAGTAGCCGGAGAATTACAAGGCGTTGATCCTGAGTTTCAGAATGAGAAGGATGTCATAGCTAAGATACGGGAGAACAGGGCTAAGGCGCAACAGCTTGCACAGCAGTTGCAGGTCGCGGAGAGTACGAGTAAATCTGCCCATCAGACTTCTTTAGCACATAAAGAAATGAGTGAGGCTTCTAAATGAGTATCATCGTCCACGGAGAGAGAAAAGAGATACGAGATTTGTGGCGGCTCGTCCTCCGCTTCGTATTCGCTGAAGGCACTTGTCCGCCTAACACGCAGAAAGTTATCGAAGCTAACATAATGAATTGGAAAGAGTTTGTAGATAAATATAAAGCTCAAAAGTTTAAACGTTTCGGTGAGACCGAGACAGATGCCGCGCCGCTTGGTAAAAAGGGAACATATATTGACGAGGTAGAAAATCAGATACAAGCTATGTCTTACTTACTTGTGAAGAATGAGAATGGCGATCTTGAGAGTAAGAAAGATACATACCGTAAGCATCAGATCGATTTCAGAGATACGCAAGAATGGGGCTGGGCATTTCCTGAGAGGCAGAAGAACTACGCAAGAGGATTGCGAGCGTTGGAAGAAAACAAACGAGACAGGCCGGAGGATTATAAATGACAACAAAACCTAAATACCATTACGGACAAGTCTTGTTCGTCAATGATGACTTCTTTCGTAATGTAAAAGTTAAATGCTGGGGCCTCGCTTATATGGCAGACCCTGACTACCCCAAAAATCAGATGTGCGTTTATATGTGCGCTGTCCGATTAGACGGGCAGAACATAACCTTGAACGTAAGCGAGAGAAGTCTATCACCTAAACCTTTAAGGAGAGCCAATGAAGTTGGAACTGCTGGAGACGGACAGCCTATCTAATAAGGGCGTGGCGAAGAATATAGTCGTTAGTATAGATGGCCGGAGGATAATCTTGCCTATTAAGACTACTTTACAAGGATTGCTTGAGCTTGTGCGTAAAGCTGGCTTGAAGCCACAGACTGATATTCATACTGAAATGCTCGTGAAAGAATCAACAAAGGCTATTGATGACACTATTATTAACGCTACATCTGAAATTCAAAAAGAGGATATTGTAAAGTGCGTTCGTGTCCTTGAACGTGCGCAAGGCGCAGACGTAGATATTCGTATGGGTGGCGAGTATCGTGTCTTAGGAATGAAGAAAATTGTATCAGGAGGCCAGACAGTAGTTGAACATTACGAAGTCGTTGATGATAACGCTCCCGTTCCTCGCAGGGTTATGGTATCGCCTGTTGAAGTGGTATTGCTTCGTAAGCACGTTGCCGGGCCGAAGAAGGTGTTGGTGTATGAGGAGATGTTCCCTTGTAAATGCGGAGAGCCTTGCGCTCTTACTTTAGACGCAGTAAAGAATAAATATATTGGACAATGTAAATGCGGAGAAATCCTTGAGCGAGATCGCCCTACAAAAGAGAATAGCCGAGCTTAACGAATCCGGCAAGATGGCCGACATCTACAAGAACTGCTTTAACACCGAGGCAGGCAGAATGGTTCTTGAAGATATGAAGATGAGGATGTTTTACTTTACTACGGACTTCGATGTTATCCCGAGTCAGCACGCTTTTAATACGGGACAGCTCGCGGCCCTTAAATATATTTTAGCTCAGCTTGAGGAAGTTGAGGGTGATTCAGCTATCCCCGAAAGGGACTCATAACTCCACCCGGAGAAGAAAGGTTTTATGGCAAAGCTCGATGTAGCGAAGAATGACATAGTGCAGTTGAAGGACGGAAGGGAAGTGCGAGTTTTAAGGATTTACTCTAACGACAATGTTATCCACAGATACGATGCGGTGAACGACAAGATAGAAGTGCCAATAAGGTTTGTCGTGTATCCGGTGGATATTGTAAAGATAGTCAAGAAGGTTGAGGTGAAAAAATGATTACCTTCGAGACACCTGAATTACAAAACAATGAAGCGTTCAAAGGTATGGCAACGGCTGATGACTTAGGCAAAGCATATCTCGCTTCGCAAGGAAGAATCACCGCTGGCGGCATAGACTTGTTAAGTGAGGATTTAAGAAAAGACCCGACCATAGCCAATTACAAGACCATAAGCGATATGGCGAAAGGCTTAGTTGAAACTAAGAAACTTGTCGGAACGATTAAGAGACCGCCGGAGACCGCGGAGGGATATAAGTTTAATCCCGTCGAAGGCCTACCTGCTAATTTTAATCTTGAAGCTATGGACAAGGAGTTTAAAGACTTCGCCTTTAAGTCAGGTATGGATGTTGACACTGCGGCGAAGGCAAGAGGTAATTACTATACGATGATGGCTATGAGGATGAAGCAGGCTGAGGAACAGAAGCTCGCTCGTATTCAGGCTAACGAAACCGCTTTAAGGGCAGAGTGGGGAGCCGACTACGATAAGAACCTGAACGCAGTTACAAAGATGTTGGCTTCCGCCGATCCTGAACTGGCCGCGGAACTTGCGCCTGTTATAGCGAAGAATGTGCCGAAGGCTCTCAAGGGTTTCTCAAAGATAGCCAATCTTTTAGGTGAGGACGCTCTGAGGTCTTTAGGAATGAACCCTAATGCTGGGACTACGGCAGACCAGCAATTCGTTACAGAGTGCGAGACCGCTCTTGTGAAACAGGATAAGACTCATCCTTACTTCAACGAGCGTGATCCGAAACATAATGAGTATGTTAATAGATATGTTGAAGCTTTTAGCAAGGTGAAAGCAGGTAACAAATGACGGAATATGAACTTCGTCAAATAAGAGTTAGATGTGTTGAGGTAACGCTCGCCGCTTGCACGAGGGCAGATATACAGCGAGATGAAGGATTGAGTTTCGCCGAGAAAGTTTTTGAGTTTGTGATGAAGACTAATACTGACGAGAAAAAGAAGACTCCCTCTAAGTAGAGGCTTTTCTTTTATCGACAGTATCCTTCAGTTTTAAATAGATGTTGGGATTCCGCATTACCGTGCGCCCCATAGAGTAGACAGACCCCTTTTGGGATTCTCTGGAATTGAAAATTCGTTCAAACAGACAAAAGGAGATTTGACAATGGGATCACCCACTGTAGTGCAAGTGCAAATGTATAATAACACTATATATTTGCTCGCGCAACAAATGGACACCCGGATTCGTTCTGCCGTAATGGTAGATACGAACTTCGTGGGTAATGCAAAATTCTACGATCAGTATAATGCCGACGCAATGCAGGAATTGCTTGGCCGTTACGAAGATACACCCCTGA